TGATCCGCAAAAATAAACCCGGGTTCCCCAAACTCCTTGGCGCTATTTAAAACTTTTTTAAAATCTTCTTCAGAGACCTTCTTTCTCAAAAACAAAATTGAATTATTGCTCCTAGCCCTTTGGGCATTTTCCTCGAGCCAGTTCCCTGTCTTAGAGTTCATCATAGCTTCATCATCTGCGTCAAAAACAACAGAGGTCGCAGCTCGACGGATGCCGCCGCTCAAGACTGCGTCCGCGCAGTGCATTAAAATATCATAAGCGTTTATTGGTTCGAGTCTGGCTTGTATTTTGTTTTCTATCAACTCGTCTAAAAGTTTTTTAATTTTCATATGAGCCGCTTTCAGTCCGCTGTAACCGGGAGCCTTGCCTCCACCAGTCCTAAGCCTAGCGCCTTTTCTGCGAATCTTAGAGTAATCAAAAACAACCTTCCTACCGGTAAACGGAGTCTGCTTAAAGAAACTATCAAGCAAAACTTCGATACTATCCGCCCAGCCCTCTATGCTGTCTTCGACAGAATACATTATAACAATGCCTGTTTTGTTTTCCGCGCTAACTAAGTCGGGGAGTCTATGAAGATACTTTTTAGTAATTCCGAAATCGACCCCGCAACCACAAAGCAACAAATAGAAACATTCAGCGAAAGACCTAATCGAGTCTATGTGCCTGCAAGAGCAATTGAAAATCCTTGCGTTATGAGCTAGGACCGCTGGTCCTGCAAACTGCATAGATCTCATAGAGGGGATTATCCTCTTCTCTCTTACTAGGTTGAAGGCTTTCTTAATTTCCTCTTTGTCTTCTTCTGCTAGAAAACTGTATTTATCCAGATGCATCCCTTCTACTCTGGATACTGCTTCATCCCACGTTTCTCTTCGTTTCTTGCTGTCGCTATAGCGAGCGTACTTGCTTGTAAAAATAAAATTTGAAATTTCCTCTAATCCGTTAACTGCAATCTGTTGTGTTTCCATTTCTTTAAGAAGGTAAATCTATTATTACACGAACCAGAGATTAGGTCAAGATATATCTTTCAATTCCGACAGTTTTGTGAAGATTTTTTGACTTTGGATCCCAATGTTATCGATAAAGACCGCGTCGTCCTTCTTTAATCCTCTGATTACTACTATATCTTCTTTGGCGGGAGCCCTGCCTCCGTTTATGAGGTTACTCTCGTCTATCTTCTGGTTAAACTGAAGAGCAGTTACTACTCCTGTCTCATCTGAATTAGTCAGCCTAATATAAGTCGAGCCTTTCTTTGATTTTCCCTTATAGAAATCCTCGACAGTTGAAACAAACAAAACTTTTTCTCCTACTGGGCTTGTATTTACTTCTCTGATGCTCTGCAATCCCGGTACGCTTTGGCCGAAGACCTTTCTGAGGGAGTTCGCGTGAGAATATCCTAAAAGTTTTTTCTCATAATACCAATTAGCTAGACTCTCGGATTTGCTATTTTGATTATATATTTCTTTGTAGGGGGTGTATTTCCTCTTAATTGTCTCGAACCTTGAAGCTTTTATGTAGACCTTACCATCTTCATCTTTTCTGTCGACTAATTTTTTAATAATTTTAATTAAATCAAAATCAAACTTTTCTCCCAACTTGTAAACTATTCTTTTTTCCCTTTGTGTCAAAATGTTCCATAGTTGAGCCTCTAGGACAATTTTAGTTCTTGATTGAGGGAACCCTTCGAAAGCCCCAGCTTGTATCAGCGCAGACAAAACGCCTATACCAACTTTTGCTTCGCTAGCGGCTTGGAACACTTCGAATTTATCTGCAAATTCAGCTCTGAAGTTATTTAGCTTTTCAATAGTCTTGTCCGAAATCCCTTTTATTGATGTGAGGCCGTATCTAATGTCACCCCCCTCAATACAGAAGTCCATTTTAGACTTGGTGATATGCGGGGGTAGAAGCTTTATGTCAAACAGGCTTAGTTCCACTTGAATCTTATTGATCTCGGATAATGGATCGGGCTCATGCCTCGTCATTTTCAAAAGAGATAAGAAAAACTCTTTGGGGTGTTTGAATTTCAAATAGGTCGTAATAGCCGCCAAAGCAGCATAGCAAATAGAGTGGGCTTTATTAAACGAATAATTAGAAGAGTCCTCTAGGACGCCCCAGAGCACGTCCCCCACATCTACCCCGCCCTTGTTCCCCGTCCATTCATTGCTTAGTCTATTTTCTTCGACCTTCTCTCTGATCTTCTTTTTCCACTGCCTTACCTCTTTAGTCTTCTTCTTTCCTACTATCCTCCTTAGGATCTCCGCTTCATCAAGGGTAAACCCTATCTTGTGCGCCATCTGCATCATTTGTTCTTGGTATAGTGCTACTCCGCCCGTACTTTTTAATATCTCGTCGAAGAGGGGGTGTATTACCTCATAAATATCGTGATTTGCGTAAGCTGCATATTGGTCAACAAAGGCTAACGCCCCCGGTCTGCCTAGGGCTAAAACCGCACTCAGCTCTTCTAGGTTCTTGGGTTTGACTTTTTGGCACACCCTGTAGTTCGTGTCAGCTTCTATCTGAAATAATCCATGAGGAGTCTCTAGGTTTTGTAGCTCTCTGTATATCTCAGGGTTATCTAGGTCAATATCTGCAACCTTGAGTCCTACTCGTTCGCACACATCATGGACAACCGATACGCTTCTAAGGCCAAGTATGTCGAGCTTGACGTTAAAAAGGGAGACATGGTTCATGTCAAAAGAAGACACGATAGCTTTGTCGCTAGTTAGTTCTACTGGACAGCTGTCCTCCAGTTCGTCATACGAAAGTAAAATGCCGGAGGCATGGACGCTCTTGTTCTTAATTAATCCTCTCAGCTTGAGGGCTACGTGATAGGCTTCCTTATTTTCTGTTTTGTCGCACCATTCTTTGAATTCCGACACCTCGTCATAAGATTCCTCTAGGTCTTTTACTTGTCCGAAAACTTTAGGTATGTAGCTCGAAATTAGATTCATCTCAGATTCACTCTTGCTAGCTATGATCTTGCCACACTCCTTTATAAGCAGCTTGCCGCTTAACGTATTAAGGGTTAGAATTTTAGCCGTCTTGCCTTTGAACTTCTTGTCTATGTATTCTAATACCTTGTGTCTGTTGTAATAGCAAACATCATTGTCGATATCAACCATCAGGTTACCGTCAAGGTACGTGACTCCGTCTACTACTTTTTTCTTAGCTCGAATTTTTTGATATAAACCTCTCAAAGAATAAGCCATATTTAATCGGGTCTAGGTTTGTTACCCCTAAAAGATACAGAACAAAACTTCCCGCTGCTGACCCGCGGCCAAGGCCAACTGGTATGTCGCTCTCTTTGCAGAAATTTATAACATCCCAAGTCAGTAACATGTAGTCTACGAAGCCTAGCTCTTCCATAGTTGTTAATTCAAGCTCTGCTCTGTCTGTGTATTCTTTTGCCCTTAGGGGGTCTATCTCTCGGGCAAGCATTCTCCTCTCGTATCCTTCATAGGTTAAGCGGCGCAAAATCTTTTCATTATTTTCTGACTTGCTGGCATCCAGCCTATCCCTTAAGGAATCACTAATCTCGAAAGATGGTAGCCTTACCCCGTGTAGGGGGAGCTCTATCTTTTTAAATTTTTTGGTAAAGGTATCTGGTGTCATAATTCGAGAGAGTATTTTAATTTATTCCAAACTTTTAAATTCAGATCCAAATCAACGAGGGCGTTGTGCAAATTAGCGTAATCGTGATCTATACCAAATTCTTTACCTAAGCCAGTCAGGTTACTCCTAATGCCCTTTCTTCTCGTATTGTATATTCTGTACTGATACTCAGTAAAATCTTCGCCTGCTCTGTATGGGATTTCCATTTTTATACCGCGTGCAATACAGTTTGTGTCTATGACTTTAGGAATCAGGGGTCTATAATCTTTTCCGTGCAATTTGTAAAGTTCTTTTATTAAGTAAATGTCAAAACCAAGTATATTGTGACCAACAATATAATCAGCCTTATCCAGCCACTCCTGTATAGTCGGCAGTGTTTGCTTGAGCGTCTTTCCATTCTTCTGAACAAAGTCGTCATCGTATCGTGTTATCCTTTTCGCATCATCGCTGATCTTGAAGTCTGTATCCCATTTGATGTAATAGTCTCGCTCATCTGTTTTCTTTGTCCCGTCTGTCTCCAGCATTGAAACTTGCCAAGTGACATTGTGACAAAAGTTGAGACAAAGATTATATGTCTCGCAGTCAATGAAGACTAGTTTTTTATCTTTTCTGAATCTAAGTAAGTGTTCGTCCATAATTAATAGTGTCCTCCTTCGTAACTGCCTTTGGGTAAGTCGTCTAAATTACTACCCGAATCTAACTTCGAGATTGGTATATTGTAGCAGTCCGCCTTAAAGGTGAAATTATTATCCGGATCTACTTCTCCCTTTTTATGGAAAGTTGCATTTTTGTAAAAATCTGTCTTGCTTATTCTCCCCAAGTACCAAGCTTGTTTTAAGTTATTCAACACGCTAACAAAAGCATATTCGTCACAGTCCTGCTTAGTGTTAAAGTCAGCGACTGAACATTCGTAATAGGGTTTTGGGGAGACTGTTCTTTCTTTGGTTTTAACATCAACTTTTGTCCCATTGTAAATTAAGTCGTAATCGTAGGTGTCTTTAATTTCCGCGTTCAATACATGCTTCGCCACCTCTTCCCCTATATAGGCTACCACGCCCCCTTCTCCGCTCCTTATTGAATTATTGAGTAAGGGAAGCTTTTCGGCTCTGTCCTTCGCGCGCATAATAGCTGATTCTGAAATATTAAACTTTCTCATATCTGTCGTCCACTGTCAAGTTGATTCTCTTTCGGATTATTTTTTGGTTTTTCCGATTTTTTGTTGATTTTTCCAGCTTTCAAAACTAAATTCATCTGAGCATAGGTGGTCAAACTTAGGATTTTCTAGGACTGTCCTGTTGTTGATGCACTTAAAAGTAATGTAAGCTTTGAAGTCTTCTTTGTTCTCATAATATATCGACTTTGTTTTAAGCATGTTAAATTTGTTATCCTTACAGTATTTCATTACTTTTTCTCTAACAAGATAGTCGAAGGGCAGGTCGTTGTCCTCTAAGAAGAATACAGGCTTTGAGAAGTTAAAGTCGGGGAAACATAATGAAAAAGTCAAAGTATTATTAAACAAAAACGAATCATAAAAAGGTACACATAGTTGCAAGTCTTTTTCGCTCCAGTGCTTTTCTATTGTTTTTAAATCTGTTCTCGGTCGGTAGTAAAACCCCTCACACGAAGCTGAACTAGAAATTTTAATTAATTTTTTGTAGCCCTCATAGTTCTTGGCAAATATAACATATTTGCACTCTTTATCTAAAGACTCCTTGCTTTTGTCATCGGCGTCTTCGCATATAGTGGTTCTTAACCCAAAAACTAGCTTGATCTTGCTTTCTTCACAGTTCTTGTAGGCCTCAAGGAACCCGCTCATCCCGTCTTCAACCAAAAAAACGGTTTCCATCTTGTTTCTTTTGGCTATCTCGATGATGGACGAAGGGTGGTTGGGCTTCTTCTCGTCTTCTTGCTCTAGGGTCAAGATGGACTTGCCAATGCTGTAATGAGATTTAAATAAAGGAATAGATTGCATCTTCCTTGCTAAGGATAGCGCCAACTAACCGTAAAGTCAAGTTAAAAATCGGAAAAATCAAAAGCCGGTTTGGAGGTAGACTGAAAAGAGTCGTTCCAAGCTGGGCATCCTTCGTAGCTCTTTGCTACTACGTCATGGTTCTCGTCTGTCTTTAGGTCGCTTGTGGTAAATGCGCTTTTTACTATTTTGCCAGTTCCTTTTTCAACTAGGGAATAAAATTCGAAAGACTTCCTCGCGGGACATATCCACTTACCCGGTTTATCGCTACCGCATAACCATCTGTACTTTGTTCCGTTCTTAGCTAAGTTTTCCAAAGCTTTATCCTCGTTGTAATCTGATAGCAGCTCGGCAAGTTCCGATAGAAATATTTCGAACCCCTCTAGCTCTTCTTCTGTCAGTTTGGGCGCAGCTTGCTCTGGCGAGGCTGGAAATCTTAAAAAAAGAAACTTAACTTCGGGTATTATTCCGCTTTGTTTAAAGGTGGCTAGGGAATACATTAAAGCTTGGTAGTTGGACTGTATGTCTTCCTTGCTGAACTTAGCCTTACTGCTTTTATAATCCCAAATATCTATTTTATTTTTATAAAAAGCTTTTTTATCAATGAAGCCATTAATAACAAAATTATCTCCTTCTATTTCAAAATGATCTTCTTCTTTTAGATCTTTGTTACCTTTGCAGTAAAAGTCATAGTTAAATCCAACGTATAGCATTTGGTAGATAAGGGCTAGATTATCTTTATCGTTAACGTTCAGTCTCTTTGTGTGTTTTGTTAGTAATCTATTTAGGGGTTTGCATCTCAGTATCGCCGTCGGGCTCTTTTTAAGTTTAGTAAAGTATTTCTTTTTATGCTTAGGCTTTAGCATCAATTCAAAAATTAGATGAATAATGGTCCCCCTAGATGCTCCATCATTTGTCGTGTCTGGTATCTTGAGGTGATATTTGGAGAAGAAAAGCCAACTACAGGTGTCCAAGGTCTTTATCTTGCTCGCGCTTAGCCTTATTTTTTCTTTTCTAGACATTAAAATGTTTTGCTATGAGGTTAGGTTCTGCGAGGTGCATTTCGTTGAAGTCGTTATATTTATTTGGCAGCTTTATTGTTATTTGGCTCTCGTCGAAAAATTGCAATAATTTCTTTCTGGCTATGTAGGAGGCTTTGTTGCCCGCCTCGTTCCCGGAGGAATCGTTGTTGAAAGCTATAAAGATTTTGTCTGGATCAAGTCGTGTGAGTAAGCTCATTGTGTCCGGAGACAGGCTAACCCCAAAGGTCACGATGCAATTTTTAATTCCGTTCTCCCATAGCGAAAGCATATCTCCTACGCTCTCCACTAGTATAGCTTGTTTTCTTTCTCTTATTAGCGAATGGTTTAGGATTAATGGGTAGCGCCACTTGGCTTTATCTCCTATTAGCTTCCATTTCGGCCTAAAGAACTTGGCGTCCTTGTTTTCTGGTTTGAGGTCTCTCCCAGCGAACCCTATTATTTGTTTTTTATGATTGAAGATAGGGAATACATATCTATTAGCCATTTTTCCTGTCTTAGTAGTCCCCCCTTCGAAAACTTTTACAGTCTCATCGCTTATCCCTCTTTTCTTCCAATAGCTATGCTCTGGTGTCAGTTTGTACAGCAACTCATTTTTAAATATTTTAGTTTGACTTACTCTCTCCTCTACCTTTCTGGTTTCCGCCGCAGGATTAACCCCTTTGTTAATTAGCCACTTAGTTGTGTCGTCTTTAGATTTCAGTCTCAAGCTAAGCCTTACTAAATCTTCGAAAGACCCCCCAATGTCTTCTCTGAAGTCCTTCCACCTCCCGTCCGACTTTCTAATGCTAAGCACCGTGCTGCTGCTTGAGTCTCTGTATATTGGTTTTGTTCTAAAATATTTGCCCTGATCGCTAAGGCTATACCCCATTTCTGTTAAGATTTCTCTTATTTGGTCTGAGTCTACGGCTGTCAAAGTAGAGCCCCTCTGTCTGGGTCTGCATCTTCAAGTGTAGCTTGCAATGCTTGGTTTTCGATTATGTCTTGTAGGGTCCCGTGCTCTGAAACCCTAAAGTTATCTATCTCGTAGTTTATGAAATTAGGAATATATTTAAATCTGTTTCCATCCGCCACTCTGACTAGGTCGTGATGCCCTTGGGCGTCTCTGCCTTGGAAGCGTGTCGCCAAGGGTATTAGCTTATGAGTTCCGTACTCCTGCCCCTCTTCGGCTATCTCTTCTGCGGTTTTCCTTCTAAATATGGCGACAAAAGAAGCAAACCATTGCAGTCTGTCTGACTGGGCGATTGCGCTGCTGTCATCCACTCCGCTTTCTGCTGATCTGTTAAGTTGGCATGCTGTAAGGAGGGGAATATCTAACTCTAAAGTCAATTCTTTAAGTGTGTTTACCTTTTCCCCTACGAGTTCATATTCTTTTTTATTGTAGTCTTTTTCTCCTGTCAGTTTGATGTAATCATAAACAACTACGCAATTGTTGCCTCTTCCGACCTGCGAGTAATACCATCTTCTAATGATAGAGCAAATTTCTTCAATAGGTTTTCCGGCAACAGTCATGTGCTGCACTTTCTGCTTTGCTAGTTTAAGCCTATCTTTATTTTTGTTAAATTTTTCTACCATCTCCTCGCTTTTTCTCCATTGGCCAGTTTCTAGGTACCAAACTGGTATTCCTGTAACAGACGAGGCTATTCTAAACTGTACATCTACGGTAGCCATCTCCGTGTCTAAAATAAGAGCTGGGCAATTATTTAGAACCGACATCCCGGTTGCAATGTGAGATAAAATCGTTGACTTTCCGTGTTTTGGCCTACTGACCCACGCATATATGTTGCCTTTCCTTATGCCCCCAAACAAACGGTCGAAGTTTGCGTAAGGAGTCTTGAGCCCCATCTCCTCCTTGGGCTCATTCCCTCTCTCTTGAATCAAATCTTCTATACCCTCAAAGAGCTCTTCTGGTTCGTTAAGTCTTGAATAATTTTGTATCTTTTCGTTATATATCTGATCGGCTTGGCTTATGATCAGGTCCATATCCTTGTCTCCATTGGTCTTGGCAAAGTTTTTTAACTTATCCCCCGTCTCGTCTATCTCTCTTCTTATCCTAATCTTACATAGCTCTTTACAGGCATCTATAACTGCATTTTTATTTATCTGCGTGAAGGATATGTCTTCTATGTAATTAAAGATATCTACCTCGCTCTTAAATGAAACGCCTAAATTTTTTATTTGGTGAGCTAAAAGAGTCTTATCGAGTTTTTTTCCAGAGGAGAGTATGTCCTTGATGGTAGAATAAATTACATAATGCTCTTTAGATATAAAATCGGAAGAACTTATGAATCTATCTACGTCAAAAAAGACAGTGGGGTGCTTAATTAAGCCTCCCAGAACGTGCCTTTCTATCTTGAGAGAAGAAATGTTAGACATTCAATATGAAGTATAAACTAAACTTAGAGCAAGATCAAGAAAAAAATGGATCTTCGTCCTCGTCAGAGTCGCACCACTCGTCTTGGGTGTCCTCGCTTGGGGGTTCCATAGGTCCGCTTAGCTGCTGTTTAATGTTATTTGAATTAATGTCGTGGACACCCTCTAGCCAATACTCTGATGCTTTTTGTAGGGCCATCATATTTAATTCATTATCAAATTGCGCATAAAAACGTGGAGATCCTCCTTCGTCGAAACAGAAAAGCAAAAAGAACCACTTTAAAATTCTTTTTAAAAAACTCTTTTGAAAGAAGATCTATCTCGTCATGGTTTATTTCTATTAGGTTATAGCTGTTTTGTTCTAGCCATTCCAATTTTTTAAAATCTCTTTTTATGGAATTTAAATAATTAATGCGTGAATTTGCGTGGAAAAACTTGTTGTAGTTACTGTGCTGCGCTCCGTTTACCTCTATTGCTATCTTTTTTGTAGCATTTAGTATGTCTACTTTCATTCTAGTCCCATAAACAGGGAACTCCTCGTACACCACGCAGCTAGACCAGTATCTTTTAAGAAACTGCTTTACTTCAAATTGAATTTTCGACCTGCTAGGTTTGTCCCATTTTATTAGGTATTTATTTACGTTTCTTCTTTCGAGTCGGCCATATGTATTGAAGAGCCTCATTTCCACTTACAATAGTTTGGGTTCTCTGCTCTTTTGCGACGCATATAGTCTCTCTTCTGCTCTCGACGTTTTTCTGGGTTATCTTCGTCGTATTTTCTTTGGGCGCGAAAACGGGCCTTCTTACCTTTGGTTGTTTTGGAATACTTATCTTGGTGCTTGTCTTTCATTGGTATTTGCGTGCATTTCTGCATGGCGTTCAGAGTGACAGTTCCTACAGAGCAGTATACATTTGTCAGCTTCTTTTTTTAAAACCTCTATCGGCGCACCCTTTCTGTTTCCTATCGTAAAGCTTTTTTCTCCCGTGTGGTGGAACTCTAGCGCACCCAGACATTTGTCGTACCCGCAAACAGAACATTTTCCGCCTTTGTACTCTACTAATATTTTCTTATCGCTTCTTTGCTTTTTTTTTGTCGCTGCTTTCGCTCTTTCGTAGAGCGCGGGATTAAGATGTTTGTAGATAGTTGTCAGACCAGCATCTAATCGCCGAGCTATTTGGGCTCTGGTTGAGCCTTCGTCGGCTAAGCGACGTATCTCGTCTAGCTTTATTATCTTCATGTGTCGTCCACTATAAAGAAAAGAATCTTCGCGGATTATTTTTCAGTTTTTAGGGTTTTAGGCTAAGACCTCTTTGAATTTGTTGTAGAAATAATTTGTGGCTTCTTGGTTCTCTTCTAAATATTTAAACAAACCATTCCTGCCTTGAAATTTTTCTGGTATCTCTATCTTTTTGTTTGCCAGCTCCTCTACAATTTCAGGAGAAACTTTAATCCAAGCTCCAGATTTAGAAACAAAATCATATTCAATAAGTATGTCTACAATCTCAAGCTCCCTCCAGATACTTGTTCCTCCTATCCTTCCCCTTTTGATTGGGTAAGTTATTACCACATTCGTTTTTTCGTTAGGAGATTTCTTGACTGTTACTCTAGACCACTGTCCTAAAATTTTATTTGATACT